ACGCATGGTCTGGCGCGCAATATCACGGTTGGCTTGTCTCAGATTGAAGCAATCGGCAAGAAGAAAGGTAAAGACCGGATGACCCTGGCCGATTGGCCAAAGGGCAAGCCGTTCTTTGTCGGGCCGGAGACGCATTGATGGCACATGGGATGATTCGCAATCAATCGAGAAACCAGCGCTCAAGAGCGTGGCAGTCCATGCGGATATTACGCCGCTTCAAGCTGTCTGAAATCGTCGCTACGGCTGAAATCAGCGCCAACAACTGCGCCAAATATATCCGGGCGCTGCGCCAGGCCGGTTATCTGCGCGTGGCGTGTGCGCATCATCAGGGTAAAGCCGGTGGCGGCGCCGTGTATCAGTTGGCGAAAGACACCGGCCCGGCTGCCCCCCTGGAGAAAGATGGTTTTATGTTTGATCCAAACACCGGCGAGGTGATTGATTATGCTTGAACCAGCATGGATTGCGGCACTCAAGCAAGCGTGCCAGGTGAATAGTCAGGCCGTGGTGGCCACCAAGATCGGCATGAGCCCGGCGGTGGTTAATCAGGTTCTTAAAGGCTGCTATAACGGCTCGTTAATCAATGTTCGGAAGCGGGTGGAAGGCGCATTGCTGGGGGTGACAGTGGACTGTCCGATGATTGGCGATATCCCGCTCAATCGCTGCATTGATAATCAATCACGCCCCTTTGCCGCCACCAATCCGCTGCGCGTGGCGCTGCACCGGGCATGCAAAACATGCGTCAACCATTCGGCAGGTGGCTGATATGAACCGCGATGCACTTGAATGGTTCGCCATCTGCCTGTTCGCTGGCCTGGTCGGCATATTCGGGCTGGCTTGTTGGCTGGTTACACGCGTCTGGTTTTGGCTTGGCGCACTCGTTATCACACTTATTCTACAGGGAGGCATAGCCGCATGAACAATCTAAAAATGAAATGGAAATCAACAGCTACCAAACGGACAAAGCGCCCGGAGACAATCGATTGCAGGCTGCATATGTCGCAGCCACATGTTGAGCCAGTAATGACAGATGCACGGTTGGAGCTGCTGGCCAATCGCTATCAGGCCAACTGCATCTGCTATCTGCTCGATATCACGTTCGGGGCGTATCTGTTGGCTCCGAGAGGCTGGGATCGCATTGCAAAGCATCTGGACGATGGCGGCGGATGTCGCATGGAAGCAGGGCAGTTGGTGATCAATCATGCCTGATTGGTTAATCATTCCGCTGCTGATGCTTGCGGCTATGGTATTAAATATCGGCGTCTGGGTAGTCAAAGACATGGAGCGCAGCAATGCCGATATCGAAGAAACCGAGCGCTGGCTCGAACAAGGAGAGAATCATGGCAAGAATTAAAAACAACGCATCGGTTTCGGTGCCTCAGAATATGGCGCAGGCGCGGGTATCCATGCTGGCAATTGGCGCTGCTCAAAATAAACGTCGGCAGATCGAGGCCAACATGAACGACGCCATCCAGAAGGTGCGCGATGAATACAATAATCTGGCTGCACCGCACGCCGATCTGATCGAAAGCCTGAGCAGCGGCCTTCAGACATTCTGCGAGGCCAACCGCGACAAACTAACCAGCAACGGCAAGAAAAAGTCCGCCGATATTGGTGCCGGTGAAATCGGCTGGCGCGTTACCCCACCGAAGATCGCATGCCGGAAGATTCTCGACATCATCACCGCAATCACCGGCAAACGCCTGGCCAAGAAATACCTGCGCAACAAGATCGAAATCAACAAAGACGCCATCCTGGAAGATTGCCAGAAGCACGAAGATCAATGGGCGCTGCCAGAGAGGCTGATCGGCGTGCCCGGCCTCAGCGTAAAATCAACCGAAGAGTTCTACATCCACCCCCACGAAACCGAACTCGAAGAGGTGGTGTGATGCGTAAAACTTGTAAAGAAACCTGCCGGAACTATCCAGCGAACAGGCATGCTCCGAACTGCATTAATAATAAGGTCAACTGGATCATCCACACATCCATCGATGATGCACGCCAGACTATCCGTAGCTGCTGCGACACCAACGTCCTGACCGAGGCGTTGGGCAAAGAGTTGAGCGCCAGAAAACCACGCACAACACTGATCAACACGCTCGAATCGCGCATCCGCCAAGTGGAAAGAAAGGCCGCGCAATGTGGGGTGGTGTGATGCGACGATATCACTACGCAGGATATCGTGAAGGTGTATCTGTTCCGTGCTTTTTGGATGGTGATGTCGAGAGCCCATCGAGATCGCGGGCTGTTCTTGTGGTCTTGTTTGTTGAGCTGTTCGGCCATGCGCCGAACATAAACTCTGTGTGGAAAAATTTCTCATACGCGGAGGATCATAGCGGCAACTCGCTTGAATTAATTCAAATCAATCAAAGAGGCGCTGACCAGGCGCTGGAGGTGGCGTGATGGGTGAATTTACCGAAAAGGTTGCAGCTGCTCACTCACTTAGATCAACAAAGGTAATCAAGGCTAAGTTATTTCATATGTCGGGCCACTTTGATGACCTGAACCAATTTATTGTTGGCGAGATTTATGCGCTAATTGGTTCCGTAGAGGAGCTTGAAAAGAACCTTGAGGAAGCTCGAGCTGGCGAGGTGGTGTTGTAATGCGCACTGTCAACATCAACATCATCCTCAACCCAAACGACGGTAGCTCACGCGTTGCGGTACAGCTTATCGATGGCGAGCTGGACAAGGCGAATGCCCTGAACGGGCCCGGTTTGATTTTTGCCCAGGTGTTTCCGCAAATAGGCAGCAACGGCAATGTATTGGGAATTAACCTGAAGGCATTCACGCTGGATCATGCCACTGGCCAGCGCATTAAAGAGATACTCAAGGATGCGAGGAATAAATGAAAATAACTTGCCCATCCTGTGGTGCGGGTGGCTCTGTGGAGCTGTTTGTGGCTGATGGAGAATGGCGCACTGCCATCATGGCGGCAGCGCAGTTGCCCAGTGATTGCGGTGTGCCTGCGCTGCGCTATATCGGTTTATTTCGCCCGGCCAAGCGTTTTCTCACACCGGATCGGGCAGCAACGTTGCTGCATGATGTTTGTGATATGATTATCAATGGCGCAGAGCGCAACCGGCAACAGGTGAAAGCACCGGCGTATGTGTGGCGCGAAGCGCTGCTGGAAATGCACCGCAACCCGACCATCAGCCGACCGCTCAAGAGCCACGGCTATTTGCTGGAGGTGGTGCAATCCATGCTGACGCGGCGCAGTGATATCGATCAGTCCGAACGCGCCTCCAATCGGCGCAATGCCGATTCATCCAGGCCGCGCACCGCATCAATGCAGCCGATTGCCGATGCGTTACCCGCCAATGCCCTGCCGGATTTGCCTGCCAGTGAGCGCGATGCCTGGTTAAAGAAAGCCCGCGAACTTTTACTAAGCGAAGGCTTTCAGAAAAAGTTTTTAATTGCACCACTGATCGAGCAGCGAGCCAAAGAGCTCTATGCGGATGCCAAATCATGACCACGCCATTATTTGAGATCATCAAACGCAATCTGGCTGTGCCGGATGAGGACAGGGGCGGGCGTTGTGCGGGTGATATGCGCCGACGGCGCAAACTGCAACCGAAAACAATCGCGGGCATCCAGATTGCCTGGCGGTTGCACACGGGGCTGGGAGTGAACCGGTGGCAAGCCTGCCACCAGGCTGCTGCGGAGGCTGGCTGTAGCGTGATATCATTATATAAAAACCTGGATAGATATGCGCACCGACTCAGAGAGGATGGTCTACTATGAAAACAATCAATCAGGACAAGGTGATCGATGCACTATCCCGGCATATCGGGCGGGAGAAGGCTATCAGGGCGCGTGATCTGGTGGTGGAGATTACAGGCCGAGCCGATTCGCCAGCCGGATGCCGTCGGCTGCGCAGGGTGATTGAGTTGCTCAGGCAAGATGGGTCGCATATCTGCGGGCATCCATCCATCGGCTATTATCTCGCCGCCGATGATGAGGATGTGGCAGCTACTTGCGAATTCCTCTATGCCCGCGCCATGACCAGCCTAAGCCAGATTTGCCGCATGAAGCGCATAGCCATGCCCGATATTCGCGGCCAGCTTAAATTGAGAATTTAGAATGGTGAATAGTGAAAAGTTGACGATTCGTGAAGTGAAGTGGATGAGCTCGCATCTGAGACCGGCGCCTATGCCATCTGTCGAATGTCCGAGGGTGAGGATCTACGGAGCAGACAAATGCACAACAGAGAGCATGGGAATCAACCACTGTCTGGCGTGCGCATGTGCATGCGAGATTCATCTGGATATGAAAAAAGAAACCGGGGAGGTGTATTGTGCAGGATAGTCAAATTCAAAAGCTTTCACCGCAGAGGACGCGAAGGACGCAGAGGGAGTCAAAATCGATGCAGCCGACTAAAGAGCAGTGGAATGAGATTGAACAAGAGCTACGTAGCCAGTTTGGACGTGTGGAGCTAGAGGTTGATGGGTTTGACATATCCCTGCAAGTGAAAACAGATCACATGAAGCTGGTGGTCGTTGTTTATGTGAATGGTTGGGCGAAGGGGGAGTGGCTGGGCAAAGATTGCGAGGAGCGCCGCCGCTTTATGGCTGAAAAATATATAGAGTGTTATACTGAAAGGTATCGGAAGTTGTACATCAAGCTCGATGGCTTGACCAAAAGACAAGTCGCAAAGCAAAAGGCAGAGCGCACAGGCTACTATGCAAGGCGAAGCTATTATCAATTTCATTTCACATCATTCCGCGCATTGAAAAGCAAACTGGTTAAAAATAATAAGAGCATTGAAGTGGTGAGTATTGGCTACGCAGGAGAGGATAATGACTAAAACTCCGGATCAATATCGCCGCTCGGAACTGGCGAAAATCCATATCGCCAAGGCGGCGCTCGGGCTGGATCGGGATACCTACGAAGATATTTTGTGGGCAGTATGCCGTGCTCTCAGTTCTGCTGATCTGGATTCGACTGGCCGATTTAAGCTGATCAAACACTTTGAGTCCCTGGGCTGGAAGCAAACCGGCAACCGGCGCAGGTGGGGTAAAAAACCATCCGTAACAGCGGATAAAACGCCACTTATGGGCAAGTTGGAAGCCCTTTTAGCCGATAACAAATTGCCCTGGGATTATGCCGATGGCATGAGCAAGCGCATGTTCAAAACCGATAAGGTGGCATGGCTTACGCCGCATCAGCTGCATAAGCTGGTGGCAGCGCTCCAGATCAGCGTCAACAGGAAAAAAGCATGAACGGCG